ATTCACATCAACTGTGTCTCCATTACAAATAAATTGTATCAATGGTAATAAGATAATGTGTAGAGGATTAGACAACCCAACTGGAATCAAATCAATATCTGATGTATCATGTGTCTTCTGGGAAGAGGATTTACCAACTGAGGAAGCATTCATTACTGTAAGCACATCGATAAGAACAACCAAAAGTACTTATATACAAGAAATATTTGCGATTAACCCAGAAGTTGAAGGACACTATCAAGATCATTGGTTTTGGAAGCGATTTTTCGAACCAAATCAAACTGAACTATCATTTACAAATAAAACAATTTTACCAGGTAAAAAAGGAAAAGATATTGAATTAAATTACACATGTCATCATTCAACATATAAAGATAATAGATTTTTAACTGAACAATTTTCTGCTCAATTAGAGGCCTTGAAACAAACTAATCCTTATTATTATACAATATATGCAAATGGATTATGGGCAGCAAAAGAAAACAATCAAGCATTCTATAAGAACTTTAATAGAGGTAAACATGTTGGTAGTTATACATATAACCCAGAATTACCAGTGCATATAACCATCGATTTTAATGTGGTACCACATATGAGTAGTACAGTGTGGCAAATAGAAGATAAAATAGCTATATGCATTGACGAGATTTCAACTAAAACACCTAAGAATAATACCAAAGGATTATGTGATGTTATAATAAATAAATATTCAGAACATATTTCTGGTGTATTTATATATGGTGATTCCACAGCCACACATGCAGATACAAGAAGCGAATATGGAGTTAATGATTGGACTATACTTATGGGTGAACTAAAAGAACTTAATCCAATATTAAGAGTACCAAGTAAAAATCCACCTGTTGTAACAAGAGGACAATTTATCAACTCGATATTTAATGATGAAAAGGATATAAAGATATATATTGATGAAAAATGTATTGGGCTGATAAATGATTTAACATTCGGTAAGGAAGCTGAAGACGGTACCAAGTTGAAAGAAAAAACAAAGGTTAACGGAATTACATATGAAAAATATTTCCATTACGGTGATGGGCTTGATTATTTAATCTGTCAAATATTTAGTAAAGATTTCCTTAAAACAAAACGTGGAGGACTACAATTATCATATACACTTGGTAATTCACCAATAAATGAGAAACATAGTTACTAATATGTTACATTAATAACATATTGTAGTATATATAAACAAACAAATAAACATGGGTAATATAACATATCTTAAATATCAAGATTATTCCTTTCTTATTCAAAAGGAAGATTTATTCCAAATACTTGGAGAGAAAAGAACAGATACTTGGGATTCATTATGTACTGAAACCAAAACATTATTGTTAACAGCTGAACAAGAAGGTATTACCGAAATGAAATCATACATTTCAGATAGATACAATACTGAATATATCTTCACCAATACACAAGATTATTCAAGTGGTACAACATATTTTGGTAAGAATTTAATTCAATATTCAGAACAATTATTCTCTACAGGCACAACATATTCACAAGGTGATAGATTTGCATATAAACAAAACATATATGAACAAGTATCAACTGGAACAACGAGTGGTATAACAACACCAAATACAGCAACAACTATATATTCATCAATAACCGAGAATAATAGCTTATATTACGCTAATTTACCATGTAGTGAATATAATCAATATACAACATATACACAAGGTGCAATTGTTTGGTTTGAGGATAACATATATCAAGCAAAACAAAACGTAAGAGGAAAGGTACCAAGTGATAGTCAAAATTTAGAATTAAGATATGGCGTACCAGGTGTTCAATCATATTTAGGAGTATGGCCATCAAGTCCAATTAATACAAACCCACAACCAAATGTGGATACAAATAATTGGTCATTATATAATGGAGATGTTTCATCATGGTTCACTGGAACAACATATTATTTCACTGGAATAACACCAACAGATACAACATATTGGACTAAAGGCGATAATAGAAACGCTCAAATTAAGATGTATTTAATTGATATCATACTTTATCATCTACATAGTAGAATTAATCCAAGAAACATACCAGAATTGAGAAATATAAGATATGATGGAGCAAACGAATTTAAAAATGGTGGTGCAATAGGTTGGCTTAAACAAGTTGAGAATGGTAAGGTTGGATTAGATGCACCAAAAAGAGTTCCTAATGATAATAAATTATCTATTGCTTTCGGATCATTTCCTAAATTGAACAACCATTATTAAGATGATTAAACTAAGCAAAACAAAGATGATTAAAAAAGCGTTAAGGAAATTGGGTATGAACACACATACAACACCAAAGAATAAAGTAATTAGTTCTGATAAAGAATATAATAGACAAGTAAACAAACAGATTAATAATGAAGAATAAGTCATCATACCAATTGTTACAGGATAAATTCAATTCAACTCAATCACAATTGAATGAGGTTAAAAATGAATTGGATAAGAAAAAGAATTCAATGTTAATAAGCAAAACAATTCCTTTTCAACAAACAATGTTTCGCACACGTCAAGACATTTCAACATTTAGATCATCTGTTCAATCAGCTGAAAACATTTATTATCCAAACAGACTTGAATATTTAAGACTACTAAAAGATGTAATGTTGGATGCACATCTATCAGCAGCTATTCAAAATAGAAAAGCGTTTATACTTTCAAGTGATTTTGTTATAAATAAAAATAATAAAGAAATTGAGGAATTTAATGATTTGATTAAAACAAAATGGTTTTACGATTTTATATCATTATCATTAGATAGCATATATTATGGTTATTCATTGATTGAATTTGGAGATAGAATTGGTACAGATTTTCAATGTGTTAAATTAGTCCCAAGAGAATACGTTAAACCAGAATTTAATATAGTTACAAAAAATACTTCAGATATAACTGGAATTAATTATTTAGATAAACCATATTCTGATTGGTGTATTGGTGTTGGTGAATCACATGATTTGGGATTACTACTTAAAGCAGCACCATATGTATTATGGAAAAAAGGAGCATCAATGTCATATGCTGAGTTTTGTGAAATGTTTGGGAACCCAATTAGATTACTTTACACAGACATATATGATGCAGAAACAAGAGCAATGGGTGAAAATTTCATGCGTAACTTAGGTTCATCAGCATATGCTGTATTGGGTAAGGATGATAAGGTTGAATTTGCTGAAAGCAAAATGGCAAGCGGAGCAGAAGGATTATTCAACGGATTAATAGATAAGATGAATCAAGAATTATCTAAATTGATTATGGGTGGCACTAGTATGATGGACGAAAAAGCATTCGTTGGATCAGCTAAGGTACATCAAGATAATTTTTCAATGATAAACAATATGGATAAGATATTTATTGAAAACATCTTAAAATATCAATTGCAACCATTTTTAATAAAACATGGTTTCCCACTTGAAGGATGCACGATTGAATTAAAACAAGATTCAGAATTATCACTTGACGATAGTTTTAAGATTGACGCTGAATTATTGAAGTATTATTCAATTCCAGCTGAATATTTCAATAGTAAATATGGTACAAAAGTAGAAGATATAACACCAAAACAAATAATAAATGACTAAATGAATGAATTAGAAAAACAAGTTAATTTATTTATATCTCAACAATCATTGATGATGTTAGAAATTGGTGAAATGGCTAAAACAACATATAAGAATAAGTTAAAAAAGAATGGTCAACATAAATCTGGTAATTTAGAATCATCATTTAAAGTAGATAACATAAAAAAAGAATCAGTTGATATAAGAAATACTGCTGAATATGCCTCTTTCGTTAATGATAAAAAAGAATTCATGGGTGAATCACCAACAGTAAATGCAAAGATAAAACAGATAATAAATAATAAAATAAAGACGATATTCAAATAATGGAAAAAGATTTATTTATTTATTTAAGAGCACAATTAAATAGTTATCTTCCAGAAATTCAAGACATTAGATTATATAATAATCAATTTGAAAGAAGCAATGGTACTGATAAAGATAATAGAATTGAGGCCGCTTTTAATTATCCATGTATATTTATCGAATTCGAACAATTTAATCATAGAGATTTATCTATGGGAATACAAGAGTATGATGTTAATTTAACACTACATATTGGATTTAAATCATATCAAACAGAGGATTTAGACATACTTGATTTGAAAGAAAGAATTTATTATGTTACACAAAGATTTCAACAAGGAAATTATGCCAGATTATCACGAATAAGCGAAGAATGGGATTACGATCATGATAATATATCAATACTTAAAATGACCTTTAGAACGTATGGAAAAGACACATTTAGATATGTATTAGGTGATAAAACAATTGGATATATTACAGGTATAACAGAAACAATAGTATATACCAATGAGTTATCTGGTGGTACAGGTTATGATAGTTCCATTGCATCAGAAAATGGAGCGAATATGTTTGATGGTGAATTACCAGAAGAAAATAATTGCGAATAAATATTAAAAAACAATGGCAAGAAGTATAGCTGAAATAAAAGCACAAATATTAACAGAAAAAGCAGCACAATCAAGTCTAAGTGGATTAACATCCACTTCACAAACATCTATATTTAACCTTTGGTCATATATAACAGCAGTAGCAATATATATACAAGAAGGATTATGGGATTTGTTTAAATCAGATTTGGAAACGATTATTGATAAAGCACCAGTTGGGACAAATCAATGGGTACAGGATCAAGTATTTAAATTTCAATACGATGTAACAACACCACAAATTGTTACAATGAATAATTTTGTTCCAGCATATAATCCAGTTAATACAACAAAACAATTAATAAGTCGAGCTAGTGTTAAAACTCAATCAAGTTCATTGGTAACGGTAAAGGTTGCTAAATCCAATCCACCAGCTGCGTTAACATCACAAGAATTAACATCACTAATAGGATATATGGATATAATTGGATTTGCTGGTGTAAATTATAACACCGTTAGCTATGATCCAGATCAAGTATATATCAATGCAACAGTATATTATGATGGACAATATGCATCATCTATCACAGGTGATACACTTTCAGCAATTGATACATACTTTGCTAATATACCATTTGATGGGTTTGTCAAGAATTCAAAGATAGAAGATGCGTTACAATCAGTACAAGGTGTTAATGATGTTGTATTATCTAATGTAGCGATAAGACCATATTATATACCATTTAGTGGAACAACATATCTTATTCAAAATAACACTGAAAATATACGTCAATACACAATGTATGGTGGTTATGCGGTAACCGAAACAACAAGCGGATATACAATAAATGATAGCATTAATTTCATTGTTGGTTAAGATATGAATTTAAACATTTTTAATATTAATTATAATAATTTGGTTCAACAATTGTTACCACCAATGCTACGTAAACAAAGTGAAATAGCATGGTTAACATCATTGACCGAACCTTTACAAACAAATAATGTAATCTTTAATGAATACATTACTGGTTCAACATACCCATATTGGTTATCATCAAGCGGATATACAAGTGGTGATACAGTTATATATAAATCAGATAACAATGTATACACATCAATATCAGCATCAACAGGTCAATTACCATCAACTGGAACAACATATTGGACAATAAGAAATGATAATTATATCGGAGCATATGAAAGAGCCAGATATAACTCACAAAAAATAATATATGAATTAGCATTAAATAGATGGTTTAATAATATACCAAATACACCAATGCAATATTCTGGTTGGACTGGCTCCAACCATACAACAGATATTTATATTCAAAATTTATCTGGTAGTACAAATATCTTTATCATGGGTGAGTCATCTGAAAATTCATCGTTATTGGTAAATGATAGTTCAACAGCGTTAGATTTTATGGCAACATCATATTCTGGTGATACGTTTTACAACTATAAAATATGGGTACCAAATAGTATATACACAGCAACAACAGATAACATAATAAGAAGCTATGCTGATAAGGTTAATTTATCTTCAAAACTATATACAATAGCAGCATATTAAAAACAAATAAAAAAAATGAGTAAAATAATAAATACAAGTTATGTGGTTGATCCATTAATTAGACAACCATTTCCAACATCATCATTAGATTTTGTTCAAGATAATTCAAAGCTAATTGAATTAGCAATGATGCAATCATTTGCAGCCAATACTACTGGCGATACAATAGCATTACAAGGATGTGTTAAGACACTTGTTAGTGGTAGTACATATACCTTTAGTCCAGGTTATATTGGTTCTAAATCAAATTCTGAAATATTTTATTTTAGTGGTGGAACAGTACCAATTGGTACAGCAGCAATAATGAATGTATCAACCTTATATGCTGCACCAGCAAACCCAGTTACCTTTACCGATGGTGTACAAAGAAACGTATGTGAGAATAGAATAATAACAATTACTGATGGTACAAGTGGAACAGGTAGTTTTGGTGATTATGATAACCTTATATTTTTACATGAAACATGGACTAAAGTAACGTCTTTCCTAGATAGTAAATTTAACGGAAACGATATCTATTATAAAAAAGATATCTTTACCAATAGAGTATATTTAAAAGGTGTATTAATACAAACTACTGATTTAGTTGGTGGTAATGTATTTACTCTACCAATTACATATAGACCTAAGAATAGTGGAGGTATAGCTGCATATTCAATAAATACAGTTAATCATAATAAAGCAATATGTGGTGTAGGTTATTATTCTGCTACTGCTGGTGGTGGAAACGCTGGTATAGTTGGTGTGGCTTACGACCATACAGGAAGTGCTGGTAATGATATATACACATACTTAGATGGATGTTCATTCCCAATGGATTAATTAAAATAACAAATAAATAAAAATAAATAAAAATGATAAATAAATTTAAATTCATAAAAAATATATCTGAAGATAAATCAGAGGCCACAATATTACTTTACAAATCAATAGGTAAATACATTGATGATAATGGTGATATTGTTGAAGGAATAAACGGAAATGAATTCGCAAATGAAATTCAATATTTACAAGATAAAGTGAAAACCATCAATATAAGAATAAATTCAGTTGGTGGCAGTGTATTAGATGGTTACTCTATTATATCAGCAATAAAGAATAGCAAAGCAATAATCAATACATTTAATGACGGATTAGCTGCTAGTATTGCTGCATTGATATTTATATGTGGAGATTATAGACACGCTATGGATTATTCATTACTAATGATTCATAACCCAAGTGGTGAAGTATCAGATGGAGTGTTGGATTATGTAAAAGATAGTCTTGTCACAATACTAGATAACAATAGTATATATAGTATAGAAGACATCGAGAAGTTAATGACTGACGAAACATACTTCACTGCAAAAGAAGCTGAATTAGCAGGTCTGGTCGATATGATTATACCAAGCAAACATGGGCAACCAATTGTAAGTGAAAAAATGGCAAGGAATGAAGTAGCTGATGTATTTAATCAAATGATTATTAAAAACATGAAGAAAACCAATAAGAAAGTTGAAACAGAAACACCAGAAGCTATTGTAACAAATATCGCTGATGTAACAAATTCAATTGAAATTGACGTAGAAACACCAGAAGTTGAAACTGTAGTTGATGAAACAATTAAATCAAAAATGTTGGTATCACTTGGTCTATCCGAAGATTCATCTGATGAATTGATGATTACTACTCTATCAACAAAAATTTCTGAAAAAGAAACTCTACAAACACAAGTAAACAAACTACAAGAACAATTAGATTTAATCGCTAAAGAAGCTAAAGCTGCTCATAAGG